ATACATTTGTATAGGCAGTAGCTTTGGTTATAGATTTGGTAAGACAGGTATGCAATTAATGGGAAAAAATAAATGACGTGTGCGTGTGGAAAAGAAGACTGCAAATGCAGTTCAACGGATTTAATACCTGATAAAATAGGCTATCAAATAAATAAAAGAAGAATGGCATGGGTATTAATTTATCTTATGGCTATAACAACTATATTAACTTTGGCATTTCCAGACAGACTTGCAGAAGCAGAGAGTATCCTTATGACACAATACATAAGTATGTGTGGCTTAGTAGGAGCATATTTTGGTTTTAGTGCATTAAGTGGTAAGAAATGATTGAAGCAGACGGTTGGAATAACCACGAAGATACGTTTGAAGAAGCGTTGAGAAGAGAGTTATTAGAAGCAAAAGGAACAATATTTTTACTACAGGATGATATAAAACAATTAACTGAAGCCTACTATACAATATTAAAAGAAAATGAAAAATTAAAAAGGACACATTAATGGAGACATTTACGGATCGACTAAGAGAGGAACTTAAAATAGATGAAGGATGCAAATACGAAGTATATCTGGACCACCTTGGATTACCTACATTTGGTATCGGACATCTTATTACTGAAAAAGACCCTGAACACCAAATGGGTATCGGCACACCGATTAATGAAATACGAGTCAACGAAGCATTTGAACAAGACGTATACGTAACATTAGGCGAGTGTAAAAAACTATTTGATGATTGGGATAAATTACCTGAAGAAGTTAGATTAATTTTAGCTAATATGATGTTTAATATGGGTAGACCTAGATTATCTAAGTTTAAAAAAATGATACAGGCTATACACGATGGCAATTGGTTAGAAGCAGGTTATCAAATGAAAGACAGTAGATGGTACAAACAAGTAACAAATCGAGCAGACAGGCTTATATCCCGGATGCAGGGAGTCGGCTTGAGTTAGAAAAACAAAAGCAAAGAAAAGAACATATTAAAAATTTAATAGAACTATTTAAACCTAAAGAAAGAAAGTTTATAAAACATGGCTAGAAAATTAACTGAAAGACAGCAAAAGTTTATTGATGCTTTATTTGCAGATGCAAATGGTAACATTAAAGATGCTAAAATTATTGCAGGGTATTCACCTAATACTAATAATAATGAAATTATTGCATCATTAAAGGATGAAATACTAGATGCTACACAAACTTATATGGCAGGAAACGCTCCTAAGGCTGCTGTAGCTATGGTAGCAGGTATAGATGACCCTACACAGCTAGGCATACGTGATAAGATGTCTGCTGCTAAAGAATTACTAGATAGGACAGGTTTAATAAAGACAGAAAAAGTACAAGTAGAAGCATCAGGTGGTGTTATGCTTATGCCTACAAAAAAACCTGCAGAGGATGATGACTAGAAGTTTAGGTAAGTGGGAGTTACCACAACCAACGGATATAAAAGAAGAGAATGAATGGATTTCTATTCCACGAATAGCTAGAACAATTCCTTTTGGCTATGTTAAAGATGAAAACGATCCATACATATTAAATCCTGTAGAAAAAGAATTAGATAAATTAGAAATTGCAAGAATTTATATAAAACAGTATTCCTACAGGGAAGTAGCTAATTGGCTTACAACACAAACAGGCAGGTATATATCACACGTAGGATTAAGAAAAAGATTACAGCATGAGCAGAAACGTAAGAACACAGTTAGAAGCCTACGCAAGTGGGCAGAGTATGCAGAAAAGGCGATCTCCAAGGCGAAAGAAATCGAAGAAACCAGAACAGGAGCAAAAGCCTACGCTAACGGATAACATAGTAGAAGAAGTAGAACCTGCTATTACCGAAGAAAGAAACGTAGTATTTGCACCTAACAAAGGACCTCAAACAGAGTTTCTTGCTGCTAGTGAAAGAGAAGTTTTATATGGGGGTTCAGCAGGTGGTGGCAAGTCATTTGCTATGTTGGCAGACCCACTACGTTATATGGGTCATCCACAATTTAGTGGGTTGTTATTAAGACATACTACAGAAGAACTTAGAGAACTTATATTTAAATCTCAAGAATTATATCCAAAAGTATGGAAGGGTATAAAGTGGTATGAAAGAAAGATGCAATGGGTAGCACCATCAGGTGCAAGACTTTGGATGTCATACCTTGATAGAGACGAAGATGTAATGCGTTATCAAGGTTTAGCTTTTAGTTGGATAGGCTTTGACGAATTAACACAATGGGGAAGTCCTTTTGCTTGGAACTATATGCGTTCTAGATTACGTTCTACAGCAGCTGACTTACCAATATTTATGAGAGCTACAACTAACCCGGGTGGTATAGGGCATCATTGGGTTAAAAAAATGTTTATTGATCAAGCACCTTATGGAAATGCATTTGATGCAACAGATATTGAAACAAACGAAGTCCTTAAATACCCAGCAGGACATTCTAAAGCAGGAAAATCTTTATTCAAACGGAGATTTATTCCTGCAAGACTATCTGACAATCCATACCTCTCAGAAAGTGGTGACTATGAAGCAATGCTACTTTCCCTTCCTGAACAACAAAGAAGACAACTCTTGGAAGGTGATTGGGATATTAAAGAAGGTGCCGCTTTTACAGAGTTTAATAGGGATATACATGTTGTTGAACCGTTTAGTATTCCTAGCAATTGGGTTAAGTTTAGGGCTTGTGATTATGGTTATGGATCATATTCTGGAGTTATTTGGTTTGCTGTATCGCCTAGTGAACAGCTTGTTGTCTACCGTGAACTCTACGTATCAAAAGTATTAGCAACAGATTTAGCTGATATGGTTTTAGAACTAGAAGCTGAAGATGGTAATATTAAGTATGGAGTATTAGACTCAAGTTTATGGCACAAACGTGGTGACACAGGACCTTCACTAGCAGAACAAATGATTATGAGAGGTTGTAGATGGAGACCATCAGATAGAAGTAAAGGCTCTCGTGTATCAGGTAAGAACGAAGTACATAGAAGATTACAAATAGATGAGTTTACAGAAGAACCAAGAATGATATTTTTTAACACTTGCGTTAATTTAGTATCACAAATACCTGCAATACCTTTAGATAAAAAAAATCCAGAGGATGTAGATACAAAATCAGAAGATCACTTATATGATGCACTAAGATATGGCATTATGTCAAGACCTAGATTTAGTATATTTGATTACGATCCAAGAGGAAGACCATCAACAGGAATGCCTGTAGCTGATTCTACATTTGGATATTAAGGAAAAAACATGGCTGAAGAAGAAATTATGATTGAAGATGATGCTATTGCTCTAGAAGACGGTGAGTCATTTGATGAAGATGGTGCAGGTATAATACCATTTATAATGGAAAAGTATACTCGTGCTGATAAGTATAGAGAAAATGATGAAACTAGATGGTTACGTTCTTATAGAAACTATAGAGGTGTATACGGACAAGATGTACAGTTTACTGAAGCTGAGAAATCTAGAGTATTTATAAAAGTAACTAAGACAAAAACATTAGCAGCATATGGTTCAATCGTGGATGTTTTATTTGCTAGTAATAAATTTCCATTAAGTATTGAACCTACAGAATTACCTGAGGGTGTTGTTGCAGATGTAAACTTTGATCCTAAAGAACCTGAAGAATTAAAAAATAGTATGGATTTAGAATCTCCTTATGGTTTTGCAGGAGATGGTAAAGATTTACCTGCAGGTGCAACAGAAAATAGTTTAAAAGAAAAACTAGGACCTTTAAAAGAAAAGTTATCAGATATAGAAAATTTAAAAGAAGGAGCAGGTTCAACACCAACATCTGTTACTTTTAGTCCTGCTATGATTGCAGCAAAAAGTATGGAAAAGAAAATACACGACCAATTACAAGAATCAGGTGCTAATAAACATTTAAGAAGTACATCATTTGAAATGGCATTATTTGGTACAGGTGTAATGAAAGGACCTTTTGCAGTTGATAAAGAATATCCTAATTGGGATGATGAAGGTAACTATAGTCCTATATTTAAAACTGTACCACAAGTAAGCCACGTATCTGTGTGGAATTTTTATCCTGATCCTGATGCAAACAGTATGGATGAAGCAACATACGTAATTGAAAGACATAAAATGTCTAGAAGTCAATTGCGTAGTTTAAAAAGAAGACCTCATTTTAGAGACAATGTAATTGAAGAAGCTATAGATATAGGTGAAAATTATACAAAAGAATCTTGGGAAGATGATCTAGCTGATTATGCACCTGAACACGGTGTAGAAAGATATCAAGTACTAGAGTATTGGGGTATGTGCGATACAAGTATGCTTGAAGAACAGGAAGTAGAAATACCAGAAGAACTACGAGATTTTGATGAATTACAAATAAATGCTTGGATATGTAATGGTAAACTTCTTAGAATGGTACTAAACCCATTTAAACCTGCTAAGATACCTTATGTAGCTGCACCATATGAACTTAATCCTTACTCTTTCTTTGGTGTGGGTATTGCAGAAAATATGGATGATACACAAACATTAATGAATGGTTTTATGAGAATGGCTGTAGATAATGCTGTGCTATCAGGTAATATGTTAATAGAGGTAGATGAAACTAATCTAGTTCCGGGACAAGATTTATCTGTGTATCCGGGAAAAATATTTAGAAGACAAGGTGGAGCACCGGGTCAAGCTATCTTTGGCACAAAGTTCCCTAATGTATCTAATGAAAATATACAACTGTTTGATAAGGCAAGACAACTTGCAGATGAATCAACAGGTCTTCCTTCATTTGCACATGGACAGACAGGTGTAACAGGTGTAGGTAGAACAGCTAGTGGTATATCTATGTTAATGAATGCTGCAAGTGGTAGTATAAAAACTGTTATAAAAAATGTAGATGATTATTTACTTAGACCTTTAGGTGAAGGTTTATTTAGATTTAATATGCAGTTTGATTATGATTCTAAAATAAAAGGTGATCTAGAAGTTAAAGCTAGAGGTACTGAAAGTCTTATGGCTAATGAAGTAAGAAGTCAAAGACTAATGCAATTTTTACAGGTTGCAAGTAATCCTGCTCTTGCACCTTTTGCTAAGTTTCAATATGTTATTAGAGAGATTGCAAAATCACTAGACCTTGATCCTGATAAGGTAACAAACAATATGAATGATGCAGCAATACAAGCAGAACTAATGAAGGGTTTCCAACAACCTATGCCACAACAACCTCCACAGCAACAAGGACAACCACAACAAGCACCTGCAGGAGCAGACCCTAGCGACCCAACAGGAGCAGGTGGTGGAACAATAGGAACAGGACAAGCACCTATTCCGGGAGAACAAGGATTTACAGGAGTACCTCAGCAAAGTGGACAAACAAATACTCAGCCGAATGAAGCCGTTGGTGAACAACAACCACCAGTGGGAAGCGTTCAATAACTATATAGATGAATTAATAAATAAACAACATAAAGCGTTAGAACAAACAGATAATAGTATTTTAATGTATAGATCACAGGGTGCAATAGCATCTTTACGTAGACTTAAATTATTAAGAGATGAGGTAAATGGTTAGTTTAGCAGAACAAACTAAAAATGTATTTGGCGAAAAACCAGTAGAAATACCACAGATGGGTTTACCTGCACCTTTACCTGATCCATACTCTCCTGAGATAAAAAAGCTACGTAAACAAATATTTACTAAAGATTTACCAAGAGCATTACCTAGAGTAGTAAAGGGTGCGGCATTAAGTATACCTGCAATACCATCTGACCTAGTTGATTTAGCTAAACTTGCAAATGATTTAAATAATCAATATGGTCCAGATTTTATTACACAATCGCCTGTAACAAAATTTTTTACAAAAGCAGTTGACAAAACTCAACAAACTGTAGGCAGAGAACAATTTTCTAAACTTATGAAATCTATTGGCATAAACGATAATCCCAATGATCCTGCTCAACTAATTGGAGAACTGTCAACTGTTTTAATTGCATTACCTACAGTTATTAGTAAAGGCTTATCAAAAACATCAAAAGTAACACCACCTAAATCAACAACTGCTATAGATAAACCTAAACAAACTGCTCTATCTAAAAAGGTAGATGATACTGCACCAAAAGACCCATCAAAAAGAAAATTTTTAAAAGGTGTAGCAGGAACAGCAGGAGCAATTACAGCTGCACCTCTTATAAAAGCATCATCATTAATACCTAAAGCTGATATAGCTACAGCAATACAAAAAAGTTATCAGTCTTTAGTACCTGCTATACAAAAATTTAGAGCAGAAAAATTTGTATTAGACGATAATCTAGATACATTTTTTGATTTAAGAGATAGTGGTAATATACAAGATAAATTTTTTAAAATAAAACAAGCAACAGATTCTGCAGGAAAACCTATGCAGCAATATTATCAATATGATTATGATACAGAAACTCAAAACTTAGAAGAACTTAAAAATAAAAATATTCAAGATAGAGAAGCAATAAAGATAGGTTTAGATCAACACACACAAATTTTAGAAACATATAAAAAACAAATTAGTAAAGATTTAAATATACCATTAAATGATATATTAATAGTTAAAAATAAAAGAGAAGTATCACAAAATGCTTTTTTAGACAGAAAATATTCTGCTGATTTTGACATCCAAGATGTAGATACTTTATCAAGCACTACAACAGGTAAAGCAGGTTCAATAGAATTTGATAGAACACATTTTAATGATGGTGGTGTTATTATAAATCAAGCATGGCTAACACCTGATGGTGTTGTTGTTACTAATCAACAAAGATTACAGGGTATGGCTGAAAGTATATCTAAGATAAGAAATCCTAAAAAACATATACAAATTAAACAAGATTTAACTGCAGTAGTTAATGAGTATAAATACCTTTTAGACCTTATATTTGATAAAAAACCAGATTATAAAAAATTTGGTAGCGAAGCACAATATGAATTTTATGGTTATGATGATCGCATTGAAGAATTAATGGAAATTGCAAGACAAACAGAATCAACGATAAATCCAGATATTTTTGAAAAAATAATGTATTCTATTGTTCAAGGAAAAGCTACAAAAATGAACGATTTAGGTATAGAAAATTTTGAAAACGGAAGAATAGCTTATTTTGTAGATAAGTTTTATGATTATTTTGCAAAAGATGACGTAAGACGTTTTGGAGGAGAGTTAGAAGGCGTAGATGGTATATTTAAAATATTTAATTTTATGAACAATCCTAATCTTAATAATATAACAGATAAAAAACTCATATTTTTAAAAGATTTTTATGATCAACATGTATTTAAAAATCGTGGTACTCTAGATTTAAATGCAACAAATATATTTGATAAATTAGATTTAAACATGTCTAAAGCATTTAAATCTGTAAGAACAACGATTGGCAGTAAAAATGTATATGAAAATTCTTTAGGAAATACTATATTAGATGAAACAAATGATGATGTTATTCAAGACAGTATACGTGAGTATTCAGGAACAGGTATGTATGAGTCTAATGACGTAGGTTTTCCAACTAAAGATGAGTTAAATCAATTACCAGAAGATACAATAGGTAGACTTACTAATTTAGAAAATTTATATATTGATATAAAAAGAGCTTTACCTAGTATAAAATACTACGGAAGTGGCAGTGGTTATGGTCGTGCTAGAAGACGAGATTTAATAACAACAGATAACAATGATTTTCAATCCGATAAATTATTAAGTTTTTTAAAATATTTTAATGCTAGAACTAAACCTAATTTAAAAGAAGGGCAAATTTCTGGTATTTTTGTAGCACCAAAAGATTTAAACAAATACGATTTTGATTTTGAAAATACAAGATTAAGTGGGGATAGCATATATTCAATTAATGCACAATTAAAAAAAGCATATATGAACCTTGTAAGATATAAAGGTATGCCTATTGAAAAAGCAAGAGACTTAGTAAATCAAGAATTTAAAAAAGCTGTAAATGCTAGTTATTTAAGTAGATTAAATACATACACAACTGTTTTTTCTCAAAGTATAAATAAAAATACAATCAAACAAATGCAAGAAAAGTATTTAAAACAAGCAAAGTTATTAGACGTTAGTTTACCTACTAGTGGAGTAGATACTCAATTAGCAATTAATTTTTCAAAAACAAATAAATATGTTAATACAAAAGGTCTTGAAAATTTACAGAAAAAAAGTCAAGCAGGAAAGACAGACACGTTGTATGAAAATATTAAAGGAGAACTTTCTTATCCTTATGATAAACAATTAACAAGTTTAATAGATTCAATAGAATTATCTACAGATGAAATAGCTAAATCATTAACAAATAAATTTAAAACATTAAATAATTTAACAGATCAAACAACTAGATTACTAAAAGGTGCAGACAAAGCTATGACAGCATTAGAAGCACCAAAAGTTAAATACACAAAAGATGTATATCATTTAGGTAAAGGAGAAATAGTAGGAGATAAGTTTGATTTTATGGGAGACTCTGATATTGGAGTTCACGTAGGCACACAAGCACACGCAAAAGGTGCATCTAAAAAATACTTTGTAGAAGATGGTAAAACAACTGATCCTACAGTAGATTTTGTACCTGACAAAAAAGAAGATGTACTTTTAAAAGGAAAGTATAAAGTAAAAGGACAAAGAACTTTTCCTCTACAACTTGCAGATGATTTAAAACCTGCTCGTGTTCCTGATATAGGTTTATTTAAAAGACCACAATTTTGGATAGACACTTTATCTATACCATCAACGGATGCATATAGAATGGATGTAGCAACAACAGATGCACAAGGAAATGAAACTTTAGAAGCTATGACTAAGTTTCAAAAGAAACCTACATTAGAATATAAAGGTGTAACTTATTATATGTCAGACAAAGCTGTAAACATAGATATGGATAAAAAATTATGGGCAGACTTTGTTAAAGCTGCAGTAGATGAACAAGCTAAATTTAAAAAACAAAAAATATTTGGTGCTACAGAAAGAAAAGAATGGTTTGAAAAATTAAAGAAGATAACAAATGATAACGGTTACAATTCGTTGATATATAAAAATGAAAAAGAAGCTAGTCAAACACAAAAAGCAACAGATAAGTATGAAGATAGTTTTATGTTATTTGAACCAGATCAAGTTAAATATAAATTTGCTAAGACACAAACAAAAGGTGATCCTAGATTAGACAGATACAAAGGTGGTATGATATGATGCAACAACAAATGAGCCTATTTCAAGAGGGTGGATTAGAACAAGATGGTGGAACAGTCGATCCTGTATCAGGCAATGATGTTCCTGTAGGTTCTTCACAAGAAGAAGTTAGAGATGATATACCTGCACAACTAAGTGAAGGCGAGTTTGTTTTTCCTGCAGATGTAGTTAGGTTTATAGGTTTAGAAAAACTTATGATGATGCGACAAGAAGCTAAAGCAGGTCTTAAACGAATGGAAGAGATGGGTCAGATGGGTAACTCAGAAGAAGCTACAATGCCTGATGATTTACCTTTTACTATAGATGACTTAGATATGGAAGATGATCCACAGGAGATGGCACAGGGTGGTGTAATGGCTGCTAATGGTGTGTTTACACAGCCATCTAAGTTCCAACGTACCCCAATTGTAGAAAGTGCACAACAACCTGCAAATCAACCTAGAGCAGATGAACAAGCTACATTTTATAATGCACCTACACAAACTACTGAACAACAGCCTATCGCATCATTTGAAGATTTGTTTGGTGGTGATGTATCTTATGGTTATGATGAATTACGTAAGTATGTAGGACCTAATGGCGAAATAGAATATATAGCATTTAAAGGTGGAGAACCGTTACCTGCATATACACAAAAATTAAAAGAACTAACAGATAAAGGTTTTACGTATGAAGACCCTACAAAAGTAGACGAAGACCCTACAAACGTAAGAGTAGATACAGCACAAGTTACACAAAAAGAAGATAGAGAAGGTGATTCAACTTCTTTTCAAAATATGCAACAAAGAGAAAATGACATACAAGAAAGTTATAAAAGTGCTATTAAAACAGTCATGGATGCTGAAGGAATAAGTGCTGAAGATGCTGTTCAATTTATTAAAGATGGTAATTACAAAATAATGGGTAAAACTGTTCCTGCATTTTTATTTCCTGATATTAAGTTAGCTAATCAAAGTAGAGATCAACAAAAGTTTATACCTTTTGGTTTAAACGAAGCTGCTGTAGAAGTAAGAAATGAAATAATTAGTGCAGAACAATTTAATGAACAAGGTTTTGTAGACGATACAGGTGTAGGTTCTGATGCATTAGGAAATACTACTAATCTTAAAGTAGCATCTCCTAGTACAACATTAGGTACAACAAATGTAGGTAGTGCATCTATTCCTGCTACTGTAAGTGATGCACCTGTCCAAAAAATAGCAGGTTCATCACTAGTACAAGACCCTTCACAACTAGACCCTGCATCTTTAGATAAAACTGAAACTATAGATGATGCTTTAGCAAAGGCACAAAAATTAAAAGAAGCAGAAGAAGCTGATGCAGCACAAGCTAAAGCTCTTGCAATAGCACAAGCAAATATTAAAAAGAAAGAAGATGAAGCAAAAGCTGTAGCACTAAAAGAAGCAGAAGAAAAAAGAATGGCTGTAGAAACAGCAAGATTAAATGCTATAGCACAAAGAGAACAAGAAAAGGCAGATAGAGATGCGGCACAAGCAGCACGAGATTCAAGAACACAAGAACAAAAAGCAGAAGTTTCTAGGTCTAAAAGAGAAGGTGGACAAGGATATGTTCGTGCAAAAGGTGGTTTAATGAATAAACCTAAGAAGAAAAAAGTTATGAAGCGTGGTGGGTTAGCTTCTAAAAAATAACCTACATTAATGGCTACTTATCCCCCAACTAATTGGCTACGATAACCCCTAAGGAGAAAAATATGTCAGAGAAAGTAATGACAAAGGAAACAACACCTAAAAAAGTTGCATTTATGAGTAAACCTTACTCACAAGAAAAAAAGAGAGAAAAAGAAGAAGTTGAATTAAAACAACTAATTGAAGAACAAAAGAAAGATGCTTCATCAGAAACAGTAGAAGTAAAAGAAGAAGAACCTACTAATCCTGAAGAAAAAACTTTTAAGAAAAGATATGGTGATTTAAGAAGACATGTTCAACAAAAAGAACAAGACTTTCAAAAACAAATCGACAGTTTGCAAACTCAGTTATCTGAGTCTACAAAACAAAATATTAAATTACCTAAGTCAGATGAAGATATAGAAACATGGGCAAAAGAATATCCTGATGTAGCTGCTATCGTTGAAACTATTGCAACTAAAAAAGCAATGGAACAAGCTAAAACTCTTGAAGATAGAATGAAGAGTATAAATGAAATGCAGAATACAGCAGTAAAAGAAAAAGCTGAAGTTGAGTTGTTACGTTTTCATCCTGATTTTAATACTATTAGAGATAGTGATGATTTTCACGAATGGGCAGAAGAACAGCCTAAATGGGTTCAAGATGCTTTATATGATAATGACAGTGATGCAAGATCAGCAGCAAGAGCAATAGATTTATATAAATCAGATAAAGGTATTACAAAAAAAGTAGAACCTAAAAATGAAGCTGCAAAAAGTGTTAATCCAAAAGTTGAAAGATCAGAACCTGCTACAAAAGATACAAAAGGTGTATTTAAAGAATCTCAAGTAGAAAAAATGTCTGCTCAACAATATGAAAAAAACGCAGAAGCAATAATGGAATCTATACGTAGTGGTAAATTTATTTATGACGTATCTGGTTCAGCGAGATAGGAGTAGACATGGCACATCATAGTAAAATATATACTCCTAAAAAAGAAGAAGAATATATAGCACCGTTTGGTCCTGTAATGGGTTATAAAAAAATGACTCCTGCTTTCTTACGAAAGATGAATGAGTTAATGAACCCTGATTTAGAAGATTGGTCTGATAAACTTGTAGGCAAAGTAAAACAAGAATTAAAGTTTAGTAAAGAAATAGAACAACTATGGCATAATGAGTTTGCACAATTTATAGGTAGATTTCATAATTATGTTGAATATAGACACTCTTTTGGAGAAACTAAATTAGATATTGAAAACTTTAATCATGGTATACAGATAGCTTCAGGATGGTTTGTAAGGCAATTTGAGAATGAATACAATCCTTTACACATTCATACAGGTGCTAGAATGTCCTGTGTAGGTTATTTAAAGTTACCTAAAGGTATAGAAAAAGAGTGGGAAGAAGATTATAAAGATCATCATCCTGCAAATGGACATATACAGTTTGCTCATGGCACACCTTCAGGATATAGCCAAACAAATTTTATGGTTAAACCACAAGTAGGAGATTTTTATATATTTCCTGCAGAATTATTTCACTGTGTTTATCCATTTAAAACTAAAGGAGAAAGACGTTCTTTTAGTGTAAACTTTACTTTTGTTGAAGTACCAAAAGAAACTGTTGACAAACAGTAATTTATGAGTATAACTATAGTATATAACATAAGTATAGCCCACAAATATGTGAGTACCTATACTTATGTGTCTCGCAAACAACAATAATTTAATAGAATACCTGATAAACTTAGCCCATTATACATAAGAATGTACGGCTTGTGTAGTATGCACCTAACGTAAGTCAGCCCTGCTAATCAATTTGTGTGTTTTGCATCTGTAAACTATGCTAATATAGGAGATATAAAATGGCATTTTCTACTGCGACAGGTTACGGTAACCTTCCTAATGGAAATTTTAGCCCAGTTATTTACAGCAAACAGGTGCAACTTGCATTTCGCAAGTCATCAGTCG